GAACATGCCGCTGAGCACCAGGAACTGGTTGATCACCGCGATATGGCCCGGCTGTATGACCGAACCAGCCGCCTGCGGGTTGGTGCCGCCGAGATCCGCGAAATACTGGTTGGCCGACCCCAGCGTGAATTTCTGCGGCTGTGTGTTCTCCTGAACCGCGACCACCAGACTGTTGAACTGAACGAACTGCCAGTTGTCTGTCGGCGCCAGCGCCGTATAGGCATCGAGCGCCGTCCCGCCAGGAACCAACGGTTGAATGACCGTGAGCGTATAGGTGAACGGCAAACCGACCGGCGCCCCAGCGCCGAAATTGCCGGTGTTGGTCAGCACATCACCCGATTGATACCCGCGGTTGCCGAGCGACGTGATCGACACGAAGATGACGATACCGCCCTGCACCTGGATGGTGCCGATGGCACCTGCACCGCCATGCGTTCCCCCACTGAGCGGTACGCCTGTATAAACGCCATCCGTCGTGTAGGCACCAACGCTCCCGCCAAATATCGTTCCCTGCGCCAAGCCGTTCGTGATGCCGACCGTGTACTGGAACCCCGATCCGCCAACCCCAAGCGCCCCCTGCGGAGCCGTCAGGACATCGCCAATGACATATCCTGTCCCCGGGGACAGGCCGACGAACGATACGCTCGTGACCACACCGCCGCTAACAACGACTGTCGCCGTGGCCCCGCCACCACCATGGCTGCCGCCGATCAGACCGACAATATAAGTGCCGTCGGTATAACCGGTGCCAGGGTTGCTGATGGTGCCGCTGGCGATGCCGCCATAAGGCTGCTTCGACACGCATTGCCACTGCAGCGTCGTATTGTTGAGCTGCCACAGATCGTTGATCGTGCCGGCGAATATCGAGACCGAGCCGTCGACCGGGTTACGCGCAAACACCCCGCCGCGGCAGGCGCTGGGCAGGCTCTGCGTCAGCTGCTGCCAGGACGGGATCGGACCGTAGCCATCAGCGCGCGGATAGACGTTCTCCAGCACCCCGGTGACATTGGTATCGATCGAGGAGAGATCCGGCGCCCAGGTCTCAAACTTGAACAGCGGGCCGTCCTGCATGGTCGACCCCCATCAGAAATACATCGGCCTGATAACGCCGCGCTGCGTCACCCGCGTCACCTCGGCGCGCAGCCGCCGCCACGCGTCGTAGCTCGCCCCGGTCAGCGCCCCACCGGTTGGTTCGTCCGGCGACATCATCTGTGCCATCGGCATGTTGCGGGTGACGTGCTGCGCCAGATTGTACTTGGCCCTGCTGCGGATCAGCTTCTCGCCGTCGAGCATCCAGCGGTTGCTCGTATCTGAGAGCCCGGTCTGGGTTGAGCCGTCCGGCGGCGGATAGGCGAAATGCCCGAGCAGGGTCATCAAATACGGGCCCTGCGCCACGTTGTTGAGCGAACTCACCTGGATCTGGAAGCCGGATCCCGGGCCAATCGCCGTCGAGGACAAAATGTCGGTCACCTGATAGTTGGTGCCAGGATTGACGAGCTGGAAATTCTGCTGCTGCACCACGCCGCCGGTCACCCACAGGTTGGCCGTGGCGCCGTTGCCAGATCCGCCGGAGAGCGGCGTGTTGGGATAGTACTGGCTCGAGTATCCCGTGCCGCCGCTGATGAAATTGAAGCTGTTGATCTGCCCAGGACCACCCGCCGACGGGATCGGGTAGATCATGATCGTCTCGTTGTCGTAGGCCCAATTATACGGTTGCCCGAGCTGCGTGCCGGTCTGCGTCAGGATCAGGATCTCGGCTGGTTGGATCCGGCTCATCTTGAACACCGCAGGCGGGATCGTGATCAAGAGGTCGTTGATCTCGAAGAACGTCTTCGGCGAGAACGTCACGTTGGGGAACGACGGGTCGGTGAAGACCGTGTTGGCCGCATTGTAGTTCTGCTGCCCGACCGCGGTGGTGAAATTGCAGGTGAACGTCTCGTTGAAGCGAAACCGGTCGTGCTGGTAGGTGGTGATCGCATCATTGATGGCGACGCTGATCTGCGACGACAGGTCCGACCGCATCAGTTCATCGGCGATACGGTCCTGCATGTAGCCGAGCGACCCGGGTGGGTAGATTGACGGCCACGTCACGGCGACCCCTCAGTTCGGGTTGCCCTTGGTGATGACGAAGAACATCACCTTGATCGCAACGGCCGGCGATGTGGCAGACGCATTGGTGAGCGTGAACACAGCCTGTCCAGCCGTCACCTGCACCGAAGCCACCTCAGGGATCGCACCAGCCGCGGCACCGGTGGCATCGAGAATGCCCATGACAATGTCGCCGGCTTGGATCTTCGTATTAGCCATCGTCAGTGTGGCGGTCGCATTACTGACGATCGTCAGCGGCGCCGGCCACGTCACGATGCCCGAGGCATAATTGTAGTTGGCTGCAGTCAGTACGGTTGCCGCAGCGGCCGTGCCGGTCGCCGTGATCGCGGCACCCCCGAGCTTGAGCCGCGCCATGTTGAAGACTTGCTGCGCCGCCGTCTTGTCCTCGCCCGTCTCGTTCGGCCCGACAATCGGCGTCGGCGTCGGCTCGGCCGCCAGCGCCCGGCCCATCAGCACCAGCGCCAGGGCGCAGCCGTACAGGAATTGCTTCATCTCATCCTCCAGAAGAAATGGGGGCGGTTCCCTCGTGCGTAGGCAACCGCCCCCATGAGCAGGAATAGTTCCGCCGGGAGTAATGGAGCGGCGCTATCCCTCAAGTCCCGTGAAGTTGATCTCGACCGCGAAGCAGCCCGCGGTCGGCGCCGTGCTGCCATACGCCATGACGTAGATGTTGATGTCGTCCAGGCTCGCGAGCTGGCTGATGTTGGGCGTGGCAGGCACGCCGCCAACACCGGGGCCAAGCGCCGGTGACGCGCCTGTCAGGATACCAAACGCCGTGACGCCGCTGCCCGACTTGAGCCCGTAGAGCGTGCCAGCCGCGGGCGTCGCAATACCGCACAGCAGGAACATGTTGCTGGAGGCAGCTGCCGTCGCCGTGCCGGGCGGATATGACAGATCGAGCGAGTTCGGCACGTAGAAAATGCCGAGGTTTCCGACGCTGAGCGACGTATAGGTGTACAGCTCGATGTCCTGGATCCAGGCACCCTTGGGGATGGTCAGCAGCAGCAGGCCGCCGCTGGTCGTGTTGTTGATTACGGCACCGCCCGACACGCTGCCGGCACCGAACAACGACATGGTGCGCGGCGTCGGCGGGTTCTGTCCCGCGACCGGGTTGAGCGTGAACGTCGTATTCCAACTGACCGAGCCGAGCGACGACGGGACAGCGGTCCCCGTCACCGGCGCGGTCTGCAGGATCGGATCGTTGGGTCCGCCGCGAACGGCGTTGTGGTCGACTTGCCAAGGAAACTGGCGCGGGCTGTCGCCAGGAACCCCAGAGCCACCAGAGCTGATCGGCATGTTCTGTGTCTCCTGTTGCGCCGCGATTAGTTGTGGACGGCCGAGTAGGTGGAGACGACGACAGTTCCGTAGTCGATCGCGTTGAACTGCGTCTTCTTCAGCCCGTGGATCGTCCAAGCTGAGACCTCAAGCCTGCGCTTGTGATCAAACAACTCCTCGTTCCAGCGATACTTGTTGGGATTGTCGCGTTGGCCGAAGGCCATCATGCAGGCCTGTCCACCGAGTAGAACCGCACGCGCAACGTTCGGCTGCGGAATGTTGAGCTGGCCGGCGTTGATCACGCCATTGCCGATGCCCATCGTCACGTCGAACGCCTGCCGCAGCACGACGCCGTTATACATGCCCAGAGCGCCACTGAAGATTGGGTTGCCCGTCTCCTCGCGGCCGATGTAGGCGGCCTTGACGATATCGAGCCACTGACCGGTGCTCGTCGATGTACGCAGGTCCGTCACTTGATACGGATGCAGGTACATCACGTAGACGTCGGTCAGCGTCGCGTTGTAGTCGCGACGCTCCTCGCCGGCCCCGCGACCGCCACCGATGCGAACCGGCCGGATCTTCGGGGTCGAGGTGATCGCCCGCTCCTTCGCCTTATCGATCAGGTTGATGGTGAAGGTGTCGGTCGAGACGAGCGCGCTGTCGTCACCTCGGGCCGATTGCCAGATCTGGCGGTTGGTGCTCGGCGCCAGCGCCGCCTGCAGGCCGGTGAACCGCACATCCTGCTGCGCGCTAAACCCGCACACCTGATTGAAGAACGCCTGCGAGAAGCGCTTGCCGTACCAGTCGGCGAGGCCGTCGCGCGCCTCCAGCCGCAGATCGAAGGGAACGCGCTGCGCGTCGATCGTGTTGTTGCTCTTCACACCAACAACGTGACCAAGCTCGTTGATGACGATCGAGTCCGAGTAGATCGTCAGGCTCTCGCCATTGCCCTCCGCGAGCTGGTTCTCGGTGAAACCGCTTCCGGTGAGCTGCATGCGCAACCCATAGGTGACCTTGTCACCCGCGCCCTTCGACGTCTCTACCTTGTGGTGGATGATGGAGTTGGCATCGGTGCCGATCAGGGGCCCGATGTCGGTGTACTTGAGCGCTTCGTGGTCGAGGGTCTTGGACCAGAGCTTGACCGCCAACGCATCGTTGACGGGAAAATTCGTCATGGCCATGGTGGCGCAAACCCGTGCATCGAGAACAGGGGTCGCCGTACTGCCGGCGTGCGCGTGGCCAGGAAGGTTTACCGAGCCCTGGGGCTCGAAGCCGGGAGTGCTTAGCGCGGCCCGGGCCGCGTACCCTGCCTGATGGGCCTCCCACCTACCCCATGCGGAGCCTTAGTGGGTACTCGCTGTCAGACGCACAATTAGTAACACCAGGAAATGTGTCCTGCAATACAGAAGATGGGCCGCTCCACCGGCCAGTGGAGCGGCCCAGACGATGCAAGCTGTCACTCCCGGCGGTCGAAGGGAGCGAACAACAGCTACCCTACCTCACCGCGCCTAACCACACCAGACCATGCCCGACCTTGCCAAACCTGACCTCGCCTGACCGGACCATGCTTGATGATATTAAGCGCCCGGCAGCAACTGTCGCAACCGTTCTGGTGCCGTGCGCTCTAGATGAGACAATAACCTGTTAAACGCCTCTTGCGGCATGGCGGCCAGCGTCTCAGGCGTGAGTTGATCCGGTGGCGCGCCACCCCCCAGGCTGAGCGAGCGCGATGCCTCCAGCCCACGCTGCGCCGCGGCGATCTCGTCAGCCACATTGGGAGACGGTGCGGCTCCGGGAGGCAGCGCTGACGGAGCCGCACCGGCGCGACCAGCTCCCGAGGACGCGGGTGGTGCTGGCGCGGCTTGCGGATCGAACCCCGAGGCGAGGGCGAGCTGATAAATGCGATCGGCCGGATGCACACCGTTCTGATAGGCGCTGCGCACAATGTTGCGCTCCTCGCGGATGATCTCGGCATTGCGCGCCGCCGGCTCCAGTAGGCCGAGCGCCTCGTATTGTCGGTCGCGCATGCCGACCAGATACACATAGGCGCGGGCGAAATTCGGGTTGCTCCGCGCGTAGGCCGCAGCATCAGTGCGGAACGCATTGTCGAGTTGCTGCGTCTCGCGCGTCTGCTGCTGCTGCGTCTCGAACTCCTGGCTGCGACTCGACAACCCGAGGATCTGCTCGTTGACCGCGTCCCAGCGCCGCGCATTCTCACGCTGCGACCATTCCAGATAGGCGAACACGTCCTGGCGCGGATCCGGCATTGGATCCTCGTCCACCGGCTCGCCCGGCTGCTGCGTCGATAGCGCCTCGTTGATGATCTGCATGCGCTCGTCGGCGCGCGCCAGGGTCTGCTCACGCTCGGCGAGGCGCGCCCGCATGTCGGACAGTTCGCGGTTGGTGGTCTGATAGCGCTCTTCCAGCGCCCGGAACTTGCGCAGCGGGATCCGTCGCGGCAGCGCCTTGCCAGTGCGCGGATCGACCTGCGGCTCGCCCTCGTCGTCGTCGTCGTCCGGCTCCAGCCCCGACCGCTGCAGTTCCGGATCCGCCGGATCCGGCGGCTCCCGCGGCTCGGGCGGCTCGGGCGGCTCCCGCGGCTCCCGCGGCTCCCGCGGCTCGGGCAGGCCGCTCTCGCCCCCGGTTTCGAAATACTTGCGCTCGGCGTCGGTCAGGTCATCTGATAGCAGCCCCATCGGGCTCTGGTTGTCGGCCATTGGATCTGGTCCTGATCAGCGAAGCCGCCTTGATCCAACTTGCATCATCGATCGGCCCCATCTCCCGCGCGTCGAGCAACACGCGCCCATTGGGACAGCTGGTGTTAAAGTCTGGGCTCTCCACACGCACGGTGTGGTAACGACCGCCAACGTCGAGCTGAACCTGCACGACGTTGCCCTCATGCTCGTGCGGAATGCTCAAGCTCACATCCTTCCAGTCCACGACACCAACGAGATGGTGCTCGACGAACCGCCGGAGGTTGCGCAGCATCGCATTCTGCATGCTTGCCATGCCGTCACCTTATCATTGGCCATTCGTGCGCGCACCGGCGCCTCGAACGACTTGTTGCTGCTCCTGCGGTGACAGTGCAGTGAGCGCTTCGATCAGTGCCGAGACGTGCGAAGCGTGCGCGTCGGCCCGATGCTTGGCCGCCTGCGCATGCGTCGCCTGCAGATCCGCGTTCGCCTGCAGCGCGTCGGTCAAGGTTTGGGTGTGGGTGGCGCGTGTTGCTGCTTGCGCCGTTGCCAAGTCGGCTGCGGTCTTCGCGTGTGTCGCAGCCAGATCTGCTTGACCCTGCGCCGCCGCGGTCTGTGCTTCCGCTGCTGTCTTCCTGGCATCGGCCGCCTTGCCCATCGCCGTCAGGTGTTCGGTCAGCTTCTTCGTCTCGCCCATCTCCAAAAGGTGCCGCGCCATGGCGATGTCGTAGATCGCGGTGCCCTGCGTCGCGCCGGCCTTGGCATCCTGCATCTCGGCGGTCGACTGATCCTTGTTGATGGCGGCAACAATGCGGGCAATGTTGAGCTGCTTGATCTGCTGCTGCTCGGGATCCTGCGATTGCTGCGCCGCGTATTTCTTCAGCATGTCAACCACGCGCGCCGGCAGCGGCGAATACTCCAGCAGGCTCACCATCACCATCGGGTTCGCCATCAATTGATCCTTGAACGCCGTCATCAGCGGCAGGATCACTTGCCAGTTCTGCTCCTTCATGTTCGGCGAGGTCGGCGTGTCATCGACGATCGCGTCGTAGCGGCCGAGGCACTTGTCGCGCAACAGCGGCAACGCCTGCACACCATCCGGGCCGACGACGCGCACCAGTCGCCCGTCGGCCAGATAGTGCTGCAAATAGTAGAGCCGGATCATCCCCACCTGCTTGCGAAACCGGCGCAAACTGTCGAACAGCGTCGCCAGGATGGTCATGCCGGCCTGCTTCCTGTAGCGCTCCAGGATCCCAGGCTGGTTCTGATCCTGCTGTCCGAGCAGCTCCAGGTTGATCCCGGTCGTGTCGCGGATCGAGCTGATCGCGTATTCCATCAGCTTGACGTGACCATCGGTGAGCCCGTTGCCCGGCTTGGGCATGATCTTGTTGCCGCCGACCGCACCGCGCGCCGCCCAGGTGATCGTGTCCGGCCGCGCATATTTGTCCTCGACGTCGCGCACGTCGCCAGCAAACGCATCCTCCTCGGCGATGATCCCGCCCTTGGCCGTGGTGTTGAGGATGTGCAGCACTTGCGAGAGCCACTTGTTGCTCCACCGCTGCGGATCCTCCATCACCTTGACGAGGCCGAACCACGTGCCGTGCACCATGTCCAACTCGCCAGTGATGCATTTCCAGATGAACTGGTCCTTCACCGGGCTGTCGCCGCTGTCGAGCAGCACCCGACCGAGGAACGCCTGCTTGTAGACGCGCCGGGGGAGCTGCACCGCCGAGAACATCGCCATGCCGCCGAGCTGGCCCATGCGCTCCTTGAAGACCTTGTATTCCTCGTCCGTCAGCTCGCTGATGGTGTTGGTCTGCAGATTGGCCACACGCCAGTAGAACTCGCGCTCGTACCACTGCGTGTGCACGATCGTCACCTCCTTGGTGTCGTCATACGTGCTCTCGGTGGTGTTCTCCTCGCGCTTGCGCTTCTCCTCCAGGGTCTTGGTCGCACCGTAGATGTTGTCGAGCGCCCAGGCGGCGTCGATCTGCTCCTCGGTGAAGTCGGGGAAGAGCTGCAGCGCGTCGCCGACCGGCATCTTGCGCACCCGGTGCATGCGTCGCGCATCAGTCAGGTTCTTCTTCTTCGCCGTCCGGTCCCAGAACATCTCGAACGGCGAGATCTTCTCCTCGATGTAGCGGCCATTGCTCTCGATCTCGTAATCGAGACGATTTTCGGTCCAGCCCATGCCGCACGTGCACGTGTCCTCGAACGCCGAACTCTCCTCGTCCTCGGCGTCGCAGCCGTCGGCCATCCATTTGCTGGCCGCGGTCAGCACCTCGTTGATCGCCGTGTCGGACGTGTTGCGGGGGATGAAACTGATCTCGTGCCGGCCGTTGATCTCCATGCCGGCGACCGCCTTGAGCACGGTCAAGACGCGATTGAAGACGATATGCGGACGCTGCTGGCTGTTGAGCAACTGCCGGTCCTCGGCGGACCACTGCTCGCCGCTGCGGAACTCGTACCACTCCTTGGCCTTCTGCCGCCACTCCATCGAGTGCTCGTTGTCGGCCATCCACCAGCCGCGCAGCACATTGAACAGCGCCGTCGCTGGCAGCTTCGATGGCGTGGCAACGTGCTGGGGCGGCAGATCCGTGGTATCGCCGACCCCCAGCACATCCATGTCACTCGTGGCACCTGACACCGCGCCGGGCATCAGTCCGTTCTGAAGACCACCGTCTCCAGAGCCGCCGAGGTCACCCGTAATCGCCATCCCGCATAGCCACTACTCCCTCGGTTGCACGCGCACGTCTTCAGAAGATTTCGTTCAGATCCGAGAACAGCTCGGCGATGTTCTTGTGACGTCGCTCCAGTTGATCCAGGATTGCCTGCAGGCCGGTCGGCATCGGCTCCGGCGGTGTCTCAGTCAAATGCTTGACGTTGCTGCCGCGCACCCGATCGAGCAGAGCACGCATCTGCGCTTCCGTCTCAGTCGCAATCCGCAGCAGGTTTGCCGCATGTTCAATCACGCCAAGCCTGGGGGTCGGCGCCCCATATCTTTCATTGACGGCTTCATTCATCGCTTGCGTCCTCGTTGTGCCTCCGGTGGGTCGTCGGGCGCATCCGTCGGAAGCCCCAGATTGCGCTCGATCGTCTGCAGCCGGCGTAGGTGATCCAGCAACACCTCGCCGTAGTCGTAGATCTCCTGCTCCTCCAATGTCTTCACGCGCTGGCTCAACTTGTCGAGCCCGCCCGCGCGAGAAGCCATCTGCTTGAGCGCATACTCCACACTCGCCTTCAGGTCGACCATCTCGGCGCGCAGCGCATCAACCTGGGCACTCTCGCTCTGCATCTCCGGCCGCTGCGGCCAGTCCCAGCAATACGTCCGCTCGACCCCACGCTGCCGCATCGGCAGGCTGTCGCGCATGTCGTCATTGGCAACGAGAATGATGCCAGAGATGCGGCCATCTCCATGATGGTGCGTCACAACCAGCGGCAGCGTATCGCGTGCCCCCATCTCGCCCGGGCGGGGAATGAACTGCACCATAGTGCCGATCGCCGGCCGCACCGGCAGGTCGGTCAGATTCGCGGCAGCGTCCTTGTTGACAGTTGCGAGATAATGACCCACGACGTTCTCCTATGGCGGAATGCCAAATGGCGATGCGCTCTGCGTTGCCAATTGCGCCCCGGTCAAGGCGAAATTCCACACCCGAACCCCGCCGATATAGCAGAAGCACGGCCCCGCCGTACCCGGGGTATTGCCGGCCGATCCGAGCAGCACCCGATTGAATGTCCCCAACGGCGTGAACGCCGCGGTGTTGGTGACCGCCGCTGCGCCATCCTGCGCAACGGACTGACTGTTCGTGCTGTTGGCCGCCGCCGTCTGCGACCATGTTTGCGGATTGAGCGCCGCCCCGGGAATGACCGTGGTCCCGCCCGGGATGTTGCTGAGAAACCATGTGCCGGTCGTGGACACGCGCCCGAGCGTGCTGCGGTTCGTCGTGCCGCCATCGTCCAGTTCGGAATTGATCTGATTTGTGTTGAGACTGACCGGCTCAAGGTAATAGCCCGATGACGCCCAGGACCAGCCGGAGGCCGGCAGCGTCGGCACCGCCAACGTCACCACCTCGCCCGACCGCGCCTGCTGTGCGGCTCCGGTGATGATCAGGCTGGTGCCGGTCGCCGGCGTGAACGCCGCCGTCTCCAGCTGAAAGGCATTCAGCGACCCGCTCACCGTCACCGTACAAGTGCCGGTTGTGGTAATTGCGAACGAGATCGGGCTGCCCTGCGTCGCCACCCCCGTGCCACAGCCGACCCCCGTGCCGCTGCCCATCGTCGCCGAGCCCGAGCCGTTCACCCACAGCACCCAGGTTGCCACCGACAGGTTTCCGGTCGTCTGCGTCGCCGGCGCCGTGGAGTTCTTCAGCACGTTGGTGACGCCGCGCTCGACCAGCAGCCCCAGCCCGGGCGTGATCCGCGGCGTGTTGTCGGCAAACGTGCGATAGGCGGCACCGGAAGGCGAGGTCGGCAGCAGATCCGTCGCACCGTTGGCCGCCGTGCGGGTGACCGTGAGCTGCGCCGCAGCCGCCGCGTTGTGGATGAAGTCGAGCGCAATGATCGGGCACGGCGCCGGACAGCCGGGGCCGGGCGGCCCCACCACACCAGCCCCGCCAATGCCGCCGGTAATGCCGCCCCCGATCGGTTGCCCCGATCCGCTGCCGCTGACATGCGCCGCGGCCGGCGTCGCCAGCAGCAACAGGGCAAGAAGAACGCGGCGCATGCTCATTGCCAGTCAACGTACAGGCTGTCTCCGGTCGTCGCACAGGTGGCAAATATCGGCCCGAGCGGAATGAACGGATAATAGCGCGAGAGCGAGGCCCCTGCGGCCAGCAGAATGGACCACTTGCTCGTCGCCATTCCGCCAATGACCGTGCTCGTCGTCGTCGTGCCGGCCACGATCTGCGATGTGCCGGCCGCGGTCGGCAACCCGCTCAGTTCGACATAGCAGGCGTCCGTTGCATTGTTGTTCTGGATGGTCAGCGAGCGCATGCTCTGACCGCGTGCCGCCACCAGCTGATAGGTGTTGCCGGTGGTGATGCTGATCGAGTTGTTGCCCACCGGCAGCTGCGAGGTCTGCGCTGCAGCCGGCGTTATCAGCAGCAACGCCAGCAGCGCCAAGATCGTTCGCATCAACCCCTCCTACTTTATGCCGAATGCGACCGCGTCACCTTCCACGAACTCCCACGATACAATGCCCTTGCCGGAAATGCCCACCGCCTTCGCCAGGGCTGGGGAGAGATCAATGCCCGCCTTGTTGCTGGGAACCCGCCCCTTGTTCGGGCCCGACGGCAGCGGTGTCTTGTTGTTGAAACACTGCTCGGCGATCGGCCGCGCCGTGGCGTGGATCACATAAACCCCGTCATCGACCGTCCATGGCCCCTTGTCGGCCACCGGCGCGATCGCGCTCTTGCCGCCCGGGCCGATCACCTTCACCTTCGGCGCATTGTCCGGAAACAGGCTGTTGGCCCAGCTATACGGCAGCGCCACGAACATGTCGCGGTCGCCATTGAGCAGCGCATAGGGCGGATAGGCCGAGTTGTTCGGATCATTCGCCCCGCCGAACACCGTCGCCTCGATGTTGGTGTGATTGGGCTTGGGGCCGGCCGGCTCCGGATAGTTGTGAAACTCCTCGCCGTTGACCACCAGCACCGCATCGCCGTGCTTGCTGATCTTGAGCCGCGCCACGTTGGCGCCGGCCTCGTTGCCGGCCACCAGCTCGTCGTTCGCCCAGACCGTCACATCGCCGCTGAGCTGCACCTCCATCTCGATGCGGTGGCTGCCGGTGACATGCGGCGGCTTCGGCGGCTCCGGTTGCGGCTCCGGCGGCGGTGTCGTCGGAACGCTCACGCCGGACAGCGTGCTCGCGATCGCCGAGCAGATCTTCTCGAAGTTGGCGCGATATAGATTTGTGTCCGCCGAGCTGTCGACGAAGCACACCTCCAGCAGCACCGCCGGCTTGGTCGTCTTGTTCAGGAAATACAGGTCCGTCCGCTTCTTCGCCCCGCGGTTGATGAAGCCGCCGGCCTTGGCCAGCGCCGGCGATATCTTCGCTGCCATCGTCTGCCCGGTCGAGCTGACGTACAGCGTCTCGGTCCCCATCGCCTTCGACGTCGTCTGGTAGGCGTTGAAATGCACCGAGACGTCCCAATTGCGTTGCTGGCTGTTGTGGTAGTTCACGATCGTCTGCAGGTTCTGGTTCTGCGACGTCGAGGTGTTGTCGTGGAACACCTTCACCGGCACCTTGGCCGAGGTGAGGATCGCCGCCACCCGGTCGACCACCTTGCGCGCCTCGTCCACCTCGTCCAGGTAACCGGACGCGCCACGCACCTTCAGGCCGTGGCCCGAGCTGATCACGAAACTCATGGTTTCCCTCCTTGTTCAAGGGAGCGCTTCAGTCTCTCCAGATCCTCGGCCGGAATGCAGTGTGTCTGCACCTGCTCCACCAACGTCGCGTCCAGCGCCGTATCTTCACGCGGCATCGTACAAGCATAGCTCAGAAGCAGCAGGTCCAACACCAGCAATATGATCGCCATCACTGCCCCTTCAGGATGTTGAGCGAACGCTGGATCCGCTCAAAGTCATCGATCGCCATGCAGCGCGACAGGATCTCCTGCGTCTTGCCCACGTAATTGTTGTGCTGCGTCTGCGTCTGATGCCCCGAATAGAACAGATACAGCAGCAGTCCGATGTTCATCACCACAAGCGCCAGGGTCAGGGGTTGCCCCTTGAGCGCCTCGACGACGCCGGTCACCGCCTGTCCCGGGCTCATGCACGTCCGCTCTCTTGCCTACGCACGCTCCGCTGCGTCGCCAGCGACCGCGGCGGCGTCGCCCCGCTCGATTGCATCACCTTCACCGTCACACTCGGCGGCGCGGTGATCAGCACGGTGACGACGTCTTGCTCGGGCGTCGGCGGCACAGGCTCGCTCTGCCCAGTCGCCCACGTCGATACCAAGTCGGCGGCGCTTCCCGCATCGTATGAGTTGATATCGCAGTGCCCGACTCCGTCGATACTGTGTGGAGACGGCCCATATTGCCCGTCGGTGAATTGCCACAGCCAGTAGTTCTCCCAGCTCTGCTGCCACGTCGGCGTGCCCGTCGTATACTGACACAGCCACAGCCGGCGCGCGCCGAAGAAGCTATCCTTGCCGCTGATCTTCTCCTTCGCCGTGTTGCCGGAGTAGATCACGCATTGGTTCGGCCGGTTGAGCTGCTTCTCCACCTCGGTGATCCAAGTCTTCACATTCGCCGCCGACATCACATTGCCGCCGTTGTCCTCCCAGTCGATGCAGAACAGCTCATCCGTATCCGGACAGGCAAACCGCATGAAATTGTCGATCTGCCGATGCACATCCGACCCGTCGGCGAAATGATACGCGCCCCAGCACAACCCAACTGCCTTCGCCGCGTGCTGCTGCGCCACATAGGTATCGTCGGTGTAGCTCGTGCCCTCGGTCGCCTTGTAGATCACACCCTGGATGCCGTCCTGCACCACCGCATTGTAGTCCTGCGCCGGATCCCAGTGCGACAGGTCGATCACCATCGGATAGATCTGCATCGCCCGCTCCTACCGTTTGCAGCGTGCTCGTGCCCGGCCCCCCGCCTTCCTAGACCAATCTTGCCATAGCCAAACGCATCCACCGCAGCTGTCCACAGCCAGCAGCCGGAATTTGGCTCAGGTATGTATTTGCGCTCAAACCGGACGGATAGATCTGCGACAGAACGCATGATCATTTGGTCCTATTCGGAACGAGCCACACCAGAAGCGGCGTGAGCACCGAGATCACCGAGCCGATCGCCGGTGGCACAATCCCCTGCACCTGCTGCAACGCCGGCTTGATCACATCGGTCACGTCCTGCGGCGTCACCCCGGAGGCTACGTGATCGAGCGCCGTCGACGCCGCTTCCTGCACCGAACCCCAGCCCAGCCACATGCTGATCAGCGAGATAATGCCCATCACGATCGCGACGATCGCCTTGTCCATCGAGGTGTACATGCTCGCTCCTTAATTGGCGCTAGGAATACGCGCGTCATCCTCGGACTGACGCTTGATCGGAGCACAGTTATACAACATTTCCGCCGTCCGCTTCTCCTGCTCCATCATCGTCATGTAGAGCCGTTCCGTCGACGCCCGCGCACTGACGCCGTTGAAGTATAACAGAACCAG